TTCAACTTTAGTGCCTATATCAAAAATTTCTTTTTTAATATATGCCTCACGTAAATTTTCTGGATCCTCTTTAGGTGCTATCTCCCAAATATTCCAACACTCTTTAACCTCTTCAACACCCATCGCTTGTCTAATTGATATGAAATAATCTTTAGCAGCTTTTCTATTAAGTAAAGGAACTAAATCTATCGCTTGTATTGGTTGTCCTTCTTCATCAATTAATTCTTCACCAGTATTAGGATCAACTTCATATATTGGTTGCCCCTGTTCATCAACTGCAGGAACTTCTTGTTGAAGATTATTATAGAAGGATTTAAAATCTCCTTCCATTGCAGCTAATCTCATTCTAGAAGCAGAATATCCTTCCATTCCCTCTTTATCATCATCTCTTGCACCAGAAGATATGGTTTCTAAACCATCAAACTGATACAATTGTCCATTATAATTTTGAGATAATTTATCAAACTGTTTTACTCTATCATCTCCAGCAACAATTCTTACATTTGTATATCCATCATTATGTGCTTTCTTAAGAACATCAAAGATAGTATTGTTCTGAGGATCATTAATAATTTTTGCACTATGTTGAGGAAATAATTGTCTCATCACCGCAACTTTAGAATCAGCATCTAAAGGATTTTTCTTAGGATCATTGGTACGAGAGGGAACTATAACATAATCATCACTCTCATTTTGCACGGAGGATGCTGCAATATCCATCAACTGTCCGTGTCCAGCATGTGGTGGATTAAATCTACCAAATCCTATAGTTAATGTTCCTTTTGTTTTGGGTACAGGAGGAGGACCTGCTGCTAAATCAGGACTCTGAAGATTTGATCTAATTGCTTCTTGTTCTTGTGCTGCTATTTCTTCTGGAGATGTTTCCTGTTGTCCTTGTGGTGCAGATGCTTGCTGCTGTTCGGGTGGAACTTGAGTATTTGGGTTTGAATAATTTTTTTCTTGCTCAGACTGTGCAGGATCTTTCATTCCCACTTTCTGTCTCTTATTATAAAACTTTAAAGATCCTTTTACAGTCTTTGCTGTAAATTCACCAGTTGATCTATCATACCATCCACCATGACCATCACCTTCCAACCCAAGTCTAGCTGCTTGTTGGGAGGCACTGGTTTCAACTAAAAATGCTGCAAAAGATTTCATCAGTTTTTTATTAATTTCAATTTAATAGATTTCTTATTATTAATAATATATTCTAATATTTGATTCTTCTTTACCTTATATTTATCATCTTCGTAACCTGTTAAGCATAAATTAACAAAAGTAAGAAAATTTTCAAATAAATTTCCACGAATTATTTTTATCTTTTTAAATTCAGAAATTAATTTTTCAATCAAATCATTCATCTTTATCTGGTTTTGGAATTAAAAAACTCATATCAGTATCTATATCAAATTTAGATTTAGTTGGTTTTTGGACTATTTGAAGAGCAGTAGTAAATCTATAATTATAAATTGGTGTTGAACCACCTCTTTTTAATCTAATTCTAACTTTCATTGCACCATTAAATCTTGGTACAGGTAATTTAGCAGGATTAGCAGCGAGATAATACATTCCATAACCACCAATTTGAATATAGTAAGTTCTTTTCGCTGCATAATAATTAAATAATGATGATAGTGGTACACTCAAAAATTTATCAGTGAATCTTCTATAATCTTCTCTTACCATTTCTTGTGTAATATCTTTATTTTCTACAGTGCCTTTATTTGGTGGACCTTTATATCCCCAAGAAGTATTTGCAAATTGCACAGTTCCAACGGCATTTAATATATTTCTCATTTCCTGTGCAGCAGGAGTTTTAGCACCACCCAATATCCAACCATTTCTATATTCTAATGTTCCCTGTCCATAATCCGTTGCTAAATCTAATTTTACTTCTAAATTATGAGATACATTATTATATAAAAATAATGCATCAGGCATATTTGGATCAGGACCAGCAGGTTTTGCACCACGAGGAACTAAGTTTTTACTTTTTAACTTGTTAAATATTCTACCTTCATAAAGAAAACCTCTTTGGCCTGCCATCTTTCTGACTATTTTATTTTTAAAATATTTATTTACCTCTTACTAATAGTGGTAATTTATATATCACCTTTCTTTCTATTTTCTGATTTATAAACATCAAACTCACCACCAGGATATCTAGCTTTAAGTTTTTCAACATTCATTTCAATAACCTCTTCAGGAGAAACATCTAGTGCTATACAAGCTTGAATAAAATACCACATAATATCACCAAGTTCTCGTTTAAGATGAAACATATTCTCTTCATTTACAGGTTTACCTTGAAAAAGAATTTTTTTTACTATCTCAGTAAACTCACCTGCTTCTGCAGACAAACCTACAGCAGCAGTAAGCATCCTTTCAGTAGGAAAATCTTGATAATATAAATCTGCTATACGATGAGTGAACGCATTACCATCTTTACTTTCTTCTGAAGTAACAGCATTCACAAAATGTGCATACTTTTCAAAATCTACTTGCTTACTCATTAAATTTAAATCCTGCGAATGATTTTTTGGTTTTCTTTTCTTCATGTGGATTATACTCCTCTTCCTTTCCACTGTCAAGTATATCCTCTTGTGCTTTTTGTTCAACATCATATAACCTCATTTTAGCTCTATCTATACCTACAATAAATCTTTTAAAGATTGTAGGATCATTGTATCTATTTTTCAATTGCTTAACCATTATTTGGTTTAATGCCTCAAGTTCCTCCGTAGAAATAAGGGCAAACATAAGATCAGCAGTAGCAGGGAGTCCAAAAGATTCAGAGGTGTCAGTAAGGTCAACATCACTACTAGCAAAACCGCTACGGGTAGTCTGCGTAGCCGAAACGATTGGAAGATTCGCTTCAACCGCAAGACCCCTGAGTTCCTCTGCAATCGCTTTGATGAACGAGTATGAATTGACGGAGGAGTTTTGACGGTATCTTGAACTGGCACAAATATTTAAGTAATCTATGAATATTATATCAGGTTTAAATGACTTTTTCAATGCCAACTCTTGTAACAATGATTTAAAGTGTCCTGAATGAGCAGAAGCAGTAGGATACTCTTTAATGATTAATGATCCTTGAGTCTTCTTGCTAAGACTAGTAACCTTATTCTCAAACATTGGTTTAGGAAGTTCAGTTATATTCTGTATATTTACATTGAGTAAATTAGCATCGATCCTCTCCGCAATCTTTTCTTCTGCCATTTCAAGAGTAATATAGAGAACATTCTTTCCTTGAAGAAGAACACTGCTAGCCATATGGCACATAAACAAACTCTTTCCAACTCCTGTACCAGCGAGAGCAATGTTGAGAGTTTTATTTGGAAGACCTCCTTTTGTAATTTTATCAAAATATTCAAGATCAAACGGTATCTTATCTTCTTTTCTATGATATGACTCATATCTTTCTTCATAATCAATTAGATAATCATGCCCTATATGACTATCGAAAGACACAGCCAAAGCATCACTGAGAATAGAAGGAATAGCATCCCTTCCTTTCTTGTCATCTTGTCCATCTGCTAATGCAATAGATTCCATAAGTGCAAGATAGATCGCTCTATCTCTACACCACTTTTCAGTAGTATCTAGCAACCACTGTGATTCCACAGCAGAATCATTTAAAGTATTACATATATCTCTTGTTTCCTTTATCTCAGACTCATTTAAATCTGTTCTATTTTCTATCTCAATGTTAAGTGCTTCTACTGTTATGGCAGAACCATACTTAACAATGAACTTAGTTACTTCTTCAAATATTATCTTTTCTTTTCGTTCTTCAAAATAATCTGGTTGAATAAAAGGTATTACTTTACGAGAAAAATCTTCATTGAAAACCAGATTCCTGAGAATGGTGGTTTCAATTCGTTCCATAAGAGAAGTGTTCCTTTGCAATATTGTCTAACTTCTCCATTATATCACTGGTGAAGTATTCTGTGGGATTCTTTAGAATCTCTTTAGCATAGATCTTCTTACCATTTAATTCATAACGACCAGCAACATTCTTCCAAAGACCACCAATCTCACCAAGTTCTAATAAACCGTAGTAACGATCTAATCCTCTTTCGTCATAATAGAGGCGAATTTGGACTTCTTTGTTTTCTCTGGAGAGTCTCGATTTAGCCGTCTTAGCTTTGATAATGTTTCCAACAACTTCTGTCTTATCCTTTTCCTTTTTCTTGCTAAGATAGATAATCGTACTTGCGGCATACTTGAGGCCACTGCCTCCTCCCATTTCTTTAGTTGGGACATAAGAACCGATAACATCATAAGTGTGATTTGTTACTATTAATGGAATATTTGCTTGACCCAACTTTAAAGTTAACATCCTAAAAGCACCTTTTACAAGTTGAGATTTAGTCATATCTCTAACTTGCTTATCTGCTAAAGCATCATTTATTTCTTTTTCTGTGGAAAGCATACCCAAAGAATCTAACACAAACATACAAGGTTTGCGTTCTTCTTCAGATGTTTTCAAGTATATATCTACAGCACGAAGTGCCTTACTTCTAAACTCCTCAATAGTAACAACATTTACTACAACTAATCTTGCTAAATCAATTCCACGAGATTCAAGTAATCCTTTATTAACAGCAGCTTCAGTATCAAAGTAAAGGCAGTAACCATCAGGGTTATTATCCAAAAAGTTTTTGACAACAGCAAGCGAGAAATAAGTTTTACCAGTGCTCGACTCACCAGCAATGGCAGTA